CCATTAATATAAAGGAGGAAAAATAATGCCTAAATATGGAGGAGTACACTATCCTAATTCCGAAAAAGGAACAGGGAATAGTTATCCAACACATGTTCCTAATGATTTTAAAGGTGTTGTAAAAAATGGGTATCCTACTCATGTTAAACCAGATTCCAAAGGATTTGGGGATTCTTTTACAAAATCTTTAGATGATGGAGCTGTTGGACCACAACAAAGAAAATCTATTCTTAATGAGTATTCTGATTACTCATGGAAATACCCAAAACCTAAATAATAGAAAGGACGTTATTATGTGGAAAACACCTAATATAAAAGAAGTATCTGTTGGATTAGAAATTAACTGTTATGCTTGTGCAGAGTTATAATCTACTTTAATGGATTTATGGGAAGAAGTTGCTCAAGAATATTCTACAGAAATTCAAAATTTAAAGAATATGTTGGGAGAAGGTAATGTTGAAGATTATCAACATTATCGTCAAGTAGTTGGTTCTATACAAGGCATTGAATGGAGCCGACAAAAATTATTAGATATATTAAAAAATCTAAATTCAATAAATGAAGAGGAGTAAAATGCAACAAGTACATATGGGAAAAGCTTTAAAAAATGATATGTGGATTTCACAGGAAGAAACTCCTGATCCAGATGTTTTACCTGAAGTACCAGGTTATCATATTTTAATACGTCCAATATCTGTTAAAGAAAAAACAAAAGGAGGTATTCTAATACCTGATTCTACTAGAGAAGATATGTCTTATCTTACAACTGTAGGTAGAGTATTAGCTGTTGGAAATTTAGCTTATAAAGATTTAGATAAGTTTCCAAATGGAAAGTGGTGTGATGTTGGTGATTATGTTTGTTATGGTAAACATGCTGGACAAAAACTATATTATAAAGCCACAAGATTAATTTTATTATTTGATGATCAAGTTATTCTTAAAGTTGAAGATCCTAAAGATTTAGATCCTACATTTAATTTAACAAGAGGATCTAATTAATTTGTATAGCTTATAACTCTATGTTATAATAATTTAAAACGTAATACGTATGTCTCGTAAACAACGGAGGTTAAAATGGCAAAAGACGATAAAGATTGGGAATCTGTCGAAGTTCCTGAAAATGCAGAAAAAGAAGATAAAGTTGAATATGAAGTTGAAGGAGAAGATAAAGAAACTAAAGTGGAAGCAAAAACGGAAGCTAAAGAAGAAGTTTTGGAATCCAAGCCTGTAGTAGAAACTCCTGAAGAATTAGAAGGAATAGAAACTAAAGGTGCTCAAAAAAGAATCCGTCAGTTAGTAAAACAACGAAAAGAAAGAGATGAGCAAATTCAACAACTCATGCAACAAAACGAACAATTAAAAACAACTGTACATAAATCTCAAGAAACTTTTGATGAAGTAAGTAAAAAGAATCTTGATGTTACAGAAAAACAACTTCAAGATAAATTAAATTTGGCTCGTACAGCATATACAGATGCTTTTGAAAGTGGTGATAAAGAAAAATTATTACATTCACAAGAAATGTTAAATGATGCACAAACAGATTTAAAAAATGTAAATGCAACAAAAAAACACTTTGAAAGAAAAGTTCAACAAGAACCAAAACAGCCTATACAACAACAGTATCAACAACCACCACAACCACAAGCACCAGCTGCAGATCCTTTAGCAACTGATTGGGCAACTAAAAATTCATGGTTTGGTACAGATAATATAATGACTGCAGGAGCTTTAGCAATAGATGCAGCATTAAAAGAAGAAGGTTATAATACTGATGAAGTAGAGTATTATCAAGAAGTTGATAAAAGAATGCGAGAAAATTTCCCACAAAAATTTAATGGGGAACCTCAAATAAATCGTCAGCAGGAATCAACGTCACAACCTGCTCAAGTAGTAGCTGGAGCATCACGTTCTGCTTCAAATTCTAAAAAAGTTAAGTTAAGTCAACATGATTTAAGTTTAGCTAATAAATGGAATATACCACTTGATAAGTATGCTCAAGAAAAAATGAAAGCTGAAAAAGCTGAAGGTGAGTACACTACTGTTAATATGCAACGTGGAGGGAAATAAATGACACGTAATACATCACGTACATCTGAAGAAAGAGAATTAAATACTAGAGAAGAAACTGAATACACCTTTGAAGAACCTAGTACTACAGATATTCCTAAAGAAGTAGAAGAAAGATTTGCTAATCAAGGAATGTCTTTAAGATGGTTAAGAATTGACTCACAAGGTCAAGAAGATTATCAAAGTATTGGTAAAAGTATGCAAAGAGGGTGGGAGTTTGTTTCTCCTGATGAAGTTCCTGAAATGGGTGCTACTTCTATCGTGAGGAAGGAAGGGCGTTATGCTGGAGTTGTCTGTCGTGGAGATGTAGCTTTAGGTAAAATACCTACAGGCAGGCTTAACGCTAAGAGAAAGCATTATCAAAATAAAAGTTCTGAACTCATGGATGCTGTTAATTCACAGCTTATGTCAAAGAACAATTCGAGAATGCCTATCTCTAATAACAGTAAGTCAACAGTAATCAAAGGAAGAACTCCTTCTTTTCAAGAATAGAGTCTTTCTTTATAATTAAGGAGAAAGAATATGGCATCAAATAATGCCCCACGAGGATTAGTCCTCGCTAAGAAAAATGGTGATGGTTCTAACTCTACTGGTATACGTACTATTGATCTCGTTCACGCAAGTCCTAAAGTGGCTTCAGCATTAATGCCTAGTGATATGTTTACAGGTGATCCTGTTTTTATAGGTACATTAGGTTCAGTTCAACCTAATACTGCAGATGCTGATGAAAGAGCAGCAGGTGTATTTCAGGGATGTAGTTTCGTAAATGCTAGTGGAGAACAAAAGTTCAGTAGATCTTGGACAGGAGGAACCACAGCTACAGATGTTCACGTGCATATTGCAAGTGATCCAAATCAAACATACTTTATTCAATCTAATACAGGAGTAACTACTTCTGCTAATCCAATAGGTGTTGGTATATATAATGCACCTTGGGTTGTAGGTACTGGTTCTGCAAAAACAGGACAAAGTGGTTATGTTATGGATGGAGATGGAAATACTCAAGCAGTAAGTAATTTAAGAGTTATACGTAGAGCACCTTGGGATACAGGTACTAGCACATCAGCAGGTATCACAGACGCATATCCTTGGTATGAAGTACGTATCAATACTCATTTCGATAATTTTACAACAACTACTGTTTCAGCTAGTTAATCAGGAAAGGAATAATTGAATGGCTATAAATAGAGCTAGTATAAGCAAAGAGCTCCTTCCTGGATTGAATGCAATCTTTGGATTGGAGTATGGACAAGTAAATAATGAACATGAGTCTTTATTTGATGTAGAGAACTCAGACAGAGCTTTTGAAGAAGAAGTACTCTTCACAGGTTTTGGCGAAGCACCTGTTAAAGGTGAAGGAGCAGCAGTAGTTTATGATACTGCATCCGAAAGTTATACTGCAAGGTATACAGCCGAAACTATCGCTTTAGCTTTCGCAGTAACTGAAGAAGCAATGGAAGATAATCTTTATGATACTTTCGCTAAGTTACGTGCAAAAGGTTTAGCAAGAGCTATGGCAACAACTAAACAAGTAAAAGCAGCAGATATTTTTAATAAAGCATTTGCAGCTGGTGGAGTAACTTACGGAGATGGAGTATCATTTATTTCTAATGCTCACCCAACTATTGGTGATGGAAATCAAAGTAATTTACTTGGTGCAGCAGACTTAGCACAAACTACATTAGAAACAGCTTTAACTTCTATACAGAAGACTAAAGATGACAGAGGTATTTTGATTGGTGCAAGTGCATTATCATTACATATCCCTGTGGATTCATGGCATATTGCTGATGTGATCTTAAATACACCAGGTACTACAAAAGGTATCTTAGGTACTGGAGATCACTTTGCACAGAATGACATCAATCCAGTAAGACACATGGGCATGGTTCCTCAAGGATTCTATGTCAATAGACGTTTTACAGATACTGATGCATGGTTTGTAAAAACTGATGTTCCTAATGGTGCAAAAATGTTTACAAGAACACCATTACAAACAAAAATGGAACCTGATTTCGACACAGGTAACTTACGCTTTAAAGCACGTGAAAGATATTCTTTCGGTGTTTCTGATTGGCGTGGTTACTATGGTAGTGCAGGGTAACTAATATATATGTAGGGGATGGTGTAATACTATCCCCTATATATTTTATATAAGGAACAAAGATGGCTAATAATTATTCAAGTAAATTTTTTAGTGGTGCAACCAATGGTGTTATTGTTACAGTAAGTTCAACTGATTTTAGTAGAGTTGTAGCAATACATGCTGCAGCTGTTACAACAACAGGAACCTTTGCTATAACACAAAAAAGTACATCAGAAGATAAAATAAAATTTCAAGTTCCTGCAAGTGGAACAGCAGATATTTATATAGGAGATGATGGTATTAGGTTTAAAGGTACTGTTTCAGTCTCGGCACCTTCAAACGGCAGTTCAGTAACTTTAATATTAGGATAAGTAGATGGCTACTTATTCTTTCTTAAAAGCTGACATTATAAATACAATGGAAAATGATTCGACAGAGTTTGCCGATCAAATTCCTTACTTTGTCGATAAAGCAGAAATACGTTTAACAAAAGATTTAGATGATGCAGGTTTAAATAATTATGCATCATTTACTTTTACTGCATCTAGTCCTGTTGTATCTTTACCAGCTAAAACAAGAATAGTACGTAATGTAAACTTTACAACAAGTGCTAGTTTACTTGGTGAAAGAGATGGGATTATTCCTCTATTACAAAGACCTTATGAGTTTGCCTTAGACTATTGGAGTATTCCTACTTCAGTAGGCAGACCAAAATATTATTCAAGAAAAGATAACTCTTCTATATATGTTGTACCAACTCCAACTTCTGCTTTGTCAGGAGAAATTGCGTATGTTCGTAGACCATTAGCTTTAGCAAGTGCTACAGGAACAAGTGTTACAACAGCTAATTATTATAGTGAGTTTTGTTATAATGCTCTCTTTTATGCTTGTATGATTGAAGCAACAAGGTATGCTAAAAACTGGGAAACAGTTCAAGCATGGCAAGGAGATTATGTAAATGCTGTTGAAGGATTACGTAATCAAGCAAGAAGAACTAGACAAGACGATATGGAATCAGCTAACAGTCCTGTTGGTTCACCGAATCCATTACAAAAAGGGAGTAACTAATAATGAATACAATTGATAAACAAAAAATTGCAAATAGATCTAAAACAATTGGAGAAGCTGAAGATGCTTTAAAAGCTCATAAAGAAAAAACATTTCAAAATAAAATAAAAGTATTAAAATCATCTGATATGGAATTAGCAGCAGATGTAGAAGGAATGTATAAAGATATAAAAAAAGCTGCTAGTGCAGGTAATGAAAAAAAATATAAACAATTAATGAATAAATTAAATTCTAAATTTCAATCAGCATCTGAAACAGCTAAAGGTGCTACATTATTTAAAAGAACAGGAGTAAACAGACTTTCTCAAAAAGCTAAAGAAATTAGAGAAGAAGCTGATTCTCCTGGAATATATAGTGATATATTAGAAAGAAATAAAGGTGGTATAGCTAAAAAGAAAACTAAAAAGAAGAAAC